GGATGAGGACTTTGACATTGACGACGATGTAAATGCCCTTGTCGAAGGTGAAGAACTGTCCGAAGAGTTCAAGGATAAGGCAAAAGTAATCTTTGAGGCTGCTCTTCGCTCCAAGGTCTCCGAAATCAAAGAAAATCTTGAGTATCAGTATAATGCTGCTCTTCGTGAAGAAGTTGCTGCTATTGCTGAAGAACTTCAAGAACGAGTTGATTCTTACTTAGAGTATGTTGCTGATGAATGGATGCAAGAGAATCAACTTGCCGTTACTCGTGGCATTAAAGAAGAACTCACCGAGTCCTTCCTTGTGAACCTTAAAAATCTTTTTGAACAACATTATGTGTCTATGCCTGATGAACGTTATGATGTCCTTGAGAATATGGTGAATAAACTAGATGAAATGGAAAATAAACTCAACGAGCAAATCGACAAAAATATCCAACTAAGCAAGCGTCTCTGTGAGGCAGTTGCTGATGGGATTTTTGATGATGTAGCTGATGGTCTTGCTGTCACTCAAAAAGAAAAGCTCGCTTCACTTGCTGAAAGTGTTGAGTTTGAAAGTGAAGAATCTTATCGTGAAAAACTAGAGACTTTAAGGGAAGCATACTTCCCCGCTGTGTATGTCTCTTCAATCGCTCGCCCTGAAGTACTAACCGAAGATACTACCGAAGTTGTTCCTGAATCTTATTCAGCATCAATGAACAAGTATCTCCAGGCTGCTTCAATGCTTGCTACAAATTGATTTTACTATTAAATCAAACCCAAACTTTTACAAATTCCTAAGAGGTAAAAACAATGTCTATGGTTCTAAACGAACAACAATTGCAGGAAAAGTGGGCGCCCCTTCTTAACTTTGACGGTCTTGACCCCATCAAAGATGCCCATCGCAGAAAAGTAACTGCTGTACTGCTTGAAAACCAAGAACAACATCTCCGCGAGACCCAATCATTCAATAATGGTCTCCTTCTTGAAACTCCCACTAATGCTGGCAATGCTGCTGGTGCTGGTGGTGGTTTCAGTGGTTCCGCCGATGCTGGCGGCCCCGTAGCTGGTTTCGACCCAATCCTAATCAGCCTTATTCGTCGCGCAATGCCTAACCTGGTTGCTTATGACCTGGCTGGCGTTCAGCCCCTAAGTGGTCCTACTGGTCTTATCTTCGCAATGCGTTCACGCCGCGATAGTCAGACTGGTGATGAGACCTTCTACAACGAAGTAGACACCTCATTCTCTGCTCAGAACAGCGGTCGTAGTCTTACTGCTGGTATTACTTCTGCTATTTCTGGTCTCGGTACTACTTCTGGTCAGCAAGGCACTAACCCTGGTCTACTTAACCCCACTGGTTCTGCCGACCAAGCTGCCTACAACGTAGGTCAAGGTATGGTGACTGGTGATGCTGAGAACCTCGGTAATGGTGATAATAACCAGTTCAACGAAATGGCTTTCTCAATCGAGAAAGTTCTTGTAGAAGCGAAGAGCCGCGCTCTCCGTGCCGAGTACACCCTTGAGCTTGCTCAAGACCTGAAAGCAATTCACGGTCTATCCGCTGAAGCTGAGCTTGCTAATATTCTGTCTACTGAAATTCTTGCCGAAATCAACCGCGAGGTTATTCGTACCATTTATAAAGTAGCAGAACAGGGTGCTGCAGTTAATACCGCCACTCCTGGTGTATTTGACCTTGACATCGACTCCAACGGTCGTTGGTCAGTTGAGAAGTTCAAAGGTCTTCTATTCCAGATTGAGCGTGATGCCAACGCAATCGCTCAGCGCACTCGTCGCGGGAAGGGCAACGTAATTATGTGCTCTGCCGACGTTGCTTCTGCTCTAACTATGGCTGGTGTACTTGATTATACTCCTGCTCTTAATGCTAATCTAAACGTTGATGATACTGGCAATACCTTTGCTGGTGTTCTTATGGGTAAGTATCGCGTTTATATCGATCCTTATGCCGCGAACGTTGCTGCTGATCAGTATTATGTGGTTGGTTACAAGGGGTCTTCTCCCTATGACTGCGGAATCTTCTACGCGCCTTACATCCCTCTACAAATGGTACGTGCCGTAGATCCGAAGATGTATACTCCTTCTATCGGATTCAAGACACGTTATGGTATGGTTGCTAATCCCTTTGCCGAAGGCGCAAATAAAGGTCTCGGTGAACTTAAGGTTAATAGCAATGTTTATTACAGACGCGTAAAAATTCGCAACCTGAGTTAGTATCTAAAACTTTTCCTGAAAGGGTACTATATAAAGAGGTGGGAAACCACCTCTTTTTTATTTGGAAATTAAAGTTATGAAGAAAAATCGATATTACGTTTATCACATAATAAATCCTATAGATAATAGACTATTCTATGTAGGTAAAGGAACTAGAAGCAGATGTAAACAGCATCTAACAGATAAGCAAAGTTATGCTTTTAATAAAAGACTTAATGGGTACATAAGAAATCTAATCAATTCAAATAATATCCCAATAATAAAGAAAATAGCAGAGAACTTAACAGAAGAAGAAGCTTATTTATTAGAAGAAAGCGAAATCAAAAAATACGGTAGAGTTGGTTTTGAAGAAAATGGAATTCTTCTTAATATTTTAGAGTCTGGAAGACCTCCAAGATTTGAGGGAGAAAATCATCCCTGGTGGGGGAGAAAGCATACCGAAGAAACTAAAGCAAAAATAAGTAAAACTAAAAAAGAAAATCTTGAAAAAGGTATTACTAAAAAAAGAACTGGGTTCACTCACACGGAAGAAACTAAACAAAAAATAGGAAATAAAAATAAAGGACGGAAAAGAACAGAAGAGGCAATTGAAAAAACAAGACAAGCAAATCTGGGTAGACCTCAAACAGATTATCAAAAACAACGTGCAGAAGAAGCAAATAGTAAAAAATACTTAGTTATTACTCCAGATGGAAAAGAAGAAGTTATAGTAAATTTATCAAAGTACTCAAGAGAGAATGAATTAAATGGAAAAGCAATGAATGCTTTAGCATCAGGAACAAGAAAATATTATTGTGGATATAAAGTAATAAGATTAGAATAATATTATAAAGAGGCGATTTCTCGCCTCTTTTTTATTATCTATTTTTTATCATCAGGATACTTTTTTCTGCATTTAAAGTTCTTATGGTGATTACGTTCTCCAGCAGCAACAGAATACATTTTACTCCTATCTAAACCATTTTCTTTACAATAATCGGAAAGATTTAAGACCTCAATCTCTTCTCCATCTGGAGTAGTAACAATATATTCTTTTTGTTTAGATTCAATGTTTTTTCTTAAATTTTCTTCTTTTAAACTTTGTTCTTTAAGTTTTTGGCGAGTTTCTTGAGAAGGAGACCGACCGCGAGATTTTTCACCAATCTTACGCTTATGTTCTTCCGTTTTAGGAACACCTTTTCTTTTTTCGCTCATTTTTTGTTTAGTTTCTTCTTTATGCGTTCTCCCTCTATTAGCATCGCCAATTTTTTTCTTTGTTTCTTTAGTATGTTGTTTACCATAAAATCCGTTATACTCTCCACACCTTCTTTCTGGTCTAATAGAAATAAAAATATTTAAAAGAATTCCACCTTCATCAAAACCAATTCTACCATATTCTATTATTTTTTCTTCTTCTAACTCATAAGCATCTATCTCTTTCATATTTTCCTTTATTTTAACTATTTTAGGTTCTAATCCTTTTTCTCTAAGATTTTTTATATGTCCCGTTAATCTTCTATTTCTTGATTTTTTTGGGTTTACTGTTAGGTGTTGTTTACATCTATTTCCTTGTCCTTTTCCAACATAAAAAGGAACATCAGTTTCAGGATTTACCAAATAGTAAACATAATAAACAGGATTTTCATCATAAACTCTTTGGTCTTCTTTTTGAAACATTTTTAATGACAAATAGGGGACGTGCTTCACAGCATACTTATGCTACCACAAGTCCCCAAATCTGTCAACTACCCCAACCCGAAACATAAAGACCCACAGTCCCAAATTTTCTCATAACCCATTTCCCTCGCTCTCTCATATTCACTACAATCATAAGCACTAATAAGTTTCTTCTGGAACTTCATTCGATTATGCCTCTCTAAACAATTCTTATCAACATAAAAATAAGAAGGACTATTAACCCGAACTAAATCAAATCCATTTTTAATATAAACATTACCATTGGAAATACGCCTATCAGCATAAGACACAATAGAACTTCCATAAGTCTCAATAAAACTTTTCAATAACTTAGAAAACCCACCAACAACGGTAGTATCCAATAAACAAGCAAATCTCGATAATTCCCAGGTGTAATTTCTATTAAATCTTGACTTACAGAAAGTCATTACGGCAACCAACTCATCCCCATAAAAAAGACCCAACTTAACCTTACTACTATCTTCACCTTGAATGTGATTGTTATTTAAAAAAGAGTTCTTTACAGAAACATCAATTTCTCTGATAGAACAGTTTCTTGCATATAATCTCTCGGTTAATCCTAACTTACTTTTAATGATTGATTGAATGATTTTTTGTTTGTACTTCCACTCATCGCTGAAGAACTGCAATAATTGTATTCCTTGCTTCTCGCATTCTAAAGTCTTTTGGAGGTGATAATTTCGCCCTTTGATTAGACATTCTTTTTCTTCCCACGGGCGATATAAGTGCGAATAAAGTCCGTTATATTCAATAGCAATGTTTTTTTCTGGAACATAAACATCTAATTCTTTCCCATTAAGAACAGAGCGATTAGACTGAAGGAGTTCTCCATCATAAATACTCTTTACCCACTCAAATAGTTCTTGTTCTTCATTGCTTACTTTCTTTATTTTCCTCTCATAAGAATTAGCAGGTCTCGCTTCAATATTATGAATTCCCATCCATCTTGAGACAGTGCTTTTCGTTGTGTTTAATTTTTCGGCAATGTCTTGGGTAGATAGATTTTGAGAATAAAGATTAGAGAGTTCTTCTTTGCTTTGGAGGATTTTGTTGGCATTAGTATTTCTTTGTCTCGCATCAAAGATTTCATTTAGGTTAAATTCTTTTAGTTTGGTTCTAATAGATACTTCACTGGTATTGAGGTCTTTGGCGATTTGTTCTACTGATTTTTGTTGGATTATTCGTTGTTCATATAAGATTTCTTCTGTTATGTTCTTAGGGGTCTTATCTTTTAAGGCGTGGTCGTTATTATGATAATCTCTAAATCCTTTCTCTGGATTAGAATGATTTAGATTTGCTGGTAATCCACAACCACATCTACAAGTCGGAGGAGTTGTTATGTTATTGATAAGACAGTACACCCGGTGCTTATTTCTTACCTTTTCATAAATCTCATCTAAGAAAGAAGTTTTATCTTGTAATTGAGATAGAAACTCTTTATTCTTTATAAGCTTAGTAAAGAGTGAAACATTATCCCAAGATTGAATCAGTAAGTTATTAAACTCTTCCATAAATAACATTAAACTCCTCTTAAAATGCCTGAATTTCCTTATAGAGAACCAAATACCCAAATAGAAAATAGAAACTTCTTACAACCAACTCAGTTTCAGTTTTCATTAGCAAGAGCACCTAAGGCAACGTTTTATTCTAATACATCCAACATTCCCTCAATGAATTTAGGTCTTGCTGATTATCCTACACCATTAAAAGACATCGCCCAACCTGGTGATAAGATAACATTTGAGGATTTTAACCTAAGATTTCTTGTTGATGAGAATCTTGAGAACTATTTAGAGATTTATAAATGGATGAAAGGACTTGGTTATCCAGAAGACCTCCAACAGATTTATGATTTACAGTTGGAAAATCAGTTGAATAAATACAGCAGAATTAACAAACAACTAAACATATTCTCTGACGGAACTCTTCAGGTATTTACCAGTAATCAGAGACCAAACTTTCAAGTCAAATTTTATGATTTGTTTCCTTATGGATTAACAACTCTACTGTTTGATGCTACAATGACCGACACAAATCCCTTTACTGCGGAAGTTAAGTTTAAGTATACTTATTACGAAATCACCGACAATAAGGGTAATCCACTCTAAACTATTTTTTAAATTATGAGATTTGAAGACATTGAAAATATGTGGAAGGAAGATAGTGTTATTGACCCAGATGACCTTCATATAGAAGCACTAAAAATTCCTCAACTACACAGTAAATACTATGAAATACAAAATAAAGTATATGCATTAAAAAAAGTAAAAGAAGCGGAGTATTCAGACCTTTATAAGAGAAAATTTCTGTATTATTCAGGAAAGGAGGTTGATTCTAATAATCCATTTCCTTATAAGATACTTAAAACAGATATTCCAGTATTTCTTGAATCTGATGAAGAATTAGTCAAGGCAAAAGCAAAAGTTGGATATTGTGAATACTTATTGGGATACTTAGCGGATATTATTAAAATGATACACAGTCGTTCTTTCCAGATAAGAGACAGTATTGAATGGAGTCGTTTTGTAGCAGGACAATGAGAAACATAATCATCGAAAAGAAAAACGAGGTTTACATAAAACTACACTGTGAACCTCACGTATTATATGAATTATCTCCTTACTTTACTTTTGATGTTCCTGGGGCGAAGTTTGCTCCTGCATATAAGAGAGGTGGTTGGAATGGAAAGATTTGTTTACTATCCAAGGCAACCGGAGAGATTTATGCTGGATTGCTTGATAGAATCATAGCAAAAATAAAGGCATTTGGATACTCTTATGAGTTCAGGAACAATAAGTTTTATGGTTGTCCTTTTGAGGTTAATGAAGAAATAACAAAAGAAGGAGTTAAGGAATTTGTTAATGCCTTGGGAAAGAAAGCGGGATTTAGTCCTTATGAATACCAGATAGATGCTGTTTATGAGTGCCTTAGGTATAACCGAAAAACAATCATTTCTGCTACTTCATCTGGTAAGAGTTTCGTTCAGTATTGTATCGCAAGATATTATTTGATGAAAGGAATGAAGATTCTTTGTATCTTCCCAACCACATCTCTTATTCATCAAATGTATAAGGACTGGGAAAGTTATGGATACAATTCAGAAGAGAATATTCATATGATTTATGCTGGACAATCTCATAAGACTGATTTACCCGTGACTTTTTCAACTTGGCAGGGGATTTTCGATAATGCAAAGTCTTTTTATGATTATTATGACGTTGTTCTTATGGATGAATGTCATAATTGTAAGGCAACAAGTCTTTGTAAAATAATGAAGAACTGTCTGGATATTAAGTATAGATTTGGTTTTACAGGAACCCTTACGAATAATGATGATAGTAAGGAGGTTAATGAGTTAACTGTCACTGGATTATTCGGTCCCTCATATAAAACCATTAATACCAAAGAACTTATTGAAAAAGGAAGAGCAGCAAAGTTAGATATTAAGTGTTTGGTCTTAAAACATAAACAACAAAAGTTTAATACTTATGAGGAAGAAATACAGTATCTAATAACGAATGATAAACGGAATAACTACATTAAAAATCTTTGCTTAAAACTTAAGGGAAATACGTTGTTAATTTTTTCACGGGTAGAAACTCACGGTAAGGTCTTATATGATTTAATTAAAGAAAATGCGGTGGATGGTCGGAAGGTATTTTTTGTTCACGGTGGAGTAGACGCAAGAGAACGTGAAGAAGTTCGTGGGATTGTCGAAAGAGAGGAAAATGCTATTATATGCGCTTCATATGGAGTTTTTAGTACTGGAATTTCTATAAAAAACTTAAATAATATTGTATTTGGATTTCCAAGTAAAGGCCGGATTAGAGTATTACAAACGATAGGTCGCGGATTAAGAAAATCAAAGACGAAGGATAAATGTATTTTATATGATGTTGCAGATGATTGCGGTAAGAACTATACTTTAAATCACTTTATAGAACGAGTTAAACTTTATAACGAAGAAGAATTTGAATATGAGATTTTTAAGATTGAATTATAACATTTGAGACTCAAGACCAGTTACTTGTACTCCTCTCTTTGCCATTTTAACCATTGCTGCTTGAGCAATCTTTAGATTGAAATAAACAGCGAACATTTGTTTTTCCTGGTAAATGTATCCAACCTTGTAAAACTCAAACGATTTCATCACAGGTTCCCCAACCTCATAAGATACTAAACTCTTTTTTAAAATCTGTCAATAGACCTTGTGACAATTCTTGGATTGTAACATAAGCGGTTGACAAACCAAATAAATCTCAGTAGAGTCGCTTTGTAGAGTTTCAGGACTGGTAATAACTAGTTAATAATTATTAGATATATTAGATATATTAGATAGTATTAGATAAATCTAGTAATTATCTAATCCTTTGCTTCGCAAAGTAAATCTTCGATTTAAATCTCTACTTTAATTACTTAAACAAGAACTTAACGAGCGAAGCGAGTGTTACCCGAAGGGTAACTATCCAATACCCATAAGGAATTCAGTCCTAAATAATTCCCCCAACCCCCCATACTTAGAACTCTTTAAAAATCTCTTCTAACTTTTTCTTCATTTCCTTTACATCCCCAATCTTTCCCTGTTCTTTAGTTAAGACTTCTTCATTCCCTTTTTTATTCCTTTCTTTGATAAACTTTTTATGATAAAGAATAATATCTTCATCTTTACATTCACTGAGTAGCATTACATTACTTCTTTCTATAAGGAAAGTATCATCGTCTGCTGTTTTTAACCAAGGTTGAATCTTTAATACACTTGAACCATCTGGTAATAAAATATCCTTCATTACTACTGGATGATAAACAAGCAAGAATTGTTTATTGTTTTCTGTATGAGGTTGGACTATAGCGAAGACCTCTTCACCACTTATGAGTTTTATTGTAGCAGGAAAATCCTCTTCTGTCAAGGCGATTTTTCTTGAACTCTTGGGTATTTAGGGGGTTGACAAAATCCAAAACCTGTGCTACAATTCTTGAACGTGATAAATAAGGTGCTAACCAATGATTACTACTGATGTAATGCGTCCCAAGAAAAGAAACACTCATTATGTAAATAACAGCGACTTTTTAGATGCTTTAGTTGAATATAAAAAAGCGTGTAAAGAAGCAGAGGAAAGTGGAAATCCCCGACCCCGAATTCCTCAATACATCGGTGAGTGCTTCCTTAAGATTGCGACAAGATTCTGTTACAGACCGAATTTTGCGAATTATTGTGTAGATGATTCCACCGAAGCACTAACCCAACGGGGATGGTTAAAGTATACCGAAATTCAACTAACCGATAAAATTCTTTCCTATAATCAAGAAACCGAAACCCTAACTTGGTCTAATATCCTTGATATTTTTATCAATGAAAGTTATTCTGGTAAAATGCATCATCTAACCAATCAAGGTTTAGATATGTTTGTATCTCCAGGGCACCGAGTATTAACTAAAGATAAGGGTCTTATTCCTGTTGAAGACCTAACAGAAGGAGACGACATTTTACTCAATGTAGATGAAGCGGTTCCTTATTCTGGATGTAATGTATCAATCGTTGATTATGAAGGTATTATCTGGTGTCCTACTACTGAATATGGGTCTTTTATGTGCCGCAGAAATGGTCGTGTTTTCCTGACTGGTAATTCATATAAACAAGACCTTATCTCAGACGCAGTAGAAAATATGTCGAGATACATTC